GGGCTTCAATAAACCCAAGCGTACGCCCAATCACCCTAAGAAGTCACACATTGTCGTGGCGAAAGAGGGCGATCAGGTCAAAACCATACGGTTTGGTGAGCAAGGTGCGTCTACTGCAGGCAAACCTAAGTCTGGTGAGTCGGAGAAAATGAAGAAAAAGCGCGCCAGCTTCAAAGCTCGTCACAGAGCCAACATTGCTAAGGGGCGTATGTCTGCTGCCTACTGGGCAAACCGCGTTAAGTGGTAATAAAAATGTTTGCAGAATCGTATACTTAGTACTATTCTCCAAAAAACGTCCATCTAAACGATATTAGATCGTGCCGTACACGTTAAACCCGTACACCGCCTGTAAAGGCGTTAAACCTTCCGAGGTCGTACCTCGTTAAAGCAACGCTAGTTCGTCGCCTCACGATACGAGGAAACGGATTAGCCGCTCCAAAAGACGGCTACATATCGTACAAGTTGTACGAATTTTAGTGTATTCGATTACAGGAGCTAATAATGGCTTTAACGAACTTTGGAACCCTCTCAGCAGGGCAGTTGACGGCATGGAGCCGTGATTTCTGGCAAGTTGCACGCAACATGTCATTCGTAAACCAGTTCGCAGGGACTGGACAAAACGCAATGATCCAACGGATTACCGAACTCACCAAGAATGAAAAAGGTACCAAGGCGATCATCACGTTGCTGGCGGACATGACCGGAGACGGTGTGACCGGCGATAACACGCTAGAAGGTAATGAAGAAGCCTTGCGTGCATACGATCTGACCATTGAGTTAGATCAGCTACGTTTCGCAAACCGCATCGCTGGTCGACTGACTGATCAGAAAACTGTGGTCAACTTCCGTGAGCAGTCTCGTGACGCACTTGCCTATGCAATGGCGGATCGTATGGATCAGCTGGCGTTCTTGACGCTGTCTGGTATTGCGTACACGCACAAGACTAACGGTGGCCTGCGTACTACGTCCGGCACCACTGGTCTGGAACTGGTTGACCTTGAGTTTGCGTCAGATGTATCTGCGCCTACTACCAACCGCCACCTTCGTGTGGATGTGGCTGGCGGTACATCAACGCTTGCAGCTGGTGACACCACCGCTGTTACCGCTGATGACAAGATCGCGTACCGCGACATTGTGAACCTCAAGGCATTTGCCAAGGACAGCTTCATCCGTGGTCTGCGTGGCGCAGGCAACGACGAAGTCTTTCACATGTTCGTCACCCCCCAGCAGATGGCAGACCTGAAGCTCGATTCCGACTTCTTGGCTAACGTCCGCAACGCGGGTGTACGTGGGCCAGCTAACGGCTTGTTCGCAGGAACCAGCAGCTTGATGGTTGACGGCGTGATGATCCACGAGTTCCGCCACGTCTTCGACACCTCTGGTGCAACGACGGGTAACTCTGGCAACGCTGGTGCCGCAGGCTACAAGTGGGGCGCTAACGCCAACGTAGTTGGTGCTCGTGCTCTGTTCTGTGGCGCTCAAGCTCTGGCAATGGCTGACATTGGCAACCCTGAGGTTGTTGAAGATACCTTCGACTACTCAAACCAAGCCGGTATCTCCATTGGCAAGATCTTTGGTCTTCGCAAGCCTAAGTACAACAGCGACTACAACGGTGGCGTTGAAGACTTTGGCGTCATTTGCTTAGACACCGCTCAGTAGAGCTTCTAACCCCCTCTTCGGAGGGGGTTTTTCGTGAGGATTAAGAAATGGCGATGAGAAGACCCTACGCAAGGAAGCGTGCAGCAGCCACGACAAGCCGACAGGACAGACTCAAGGCAACGATGGCTCGGATGGACGCAAAAATGAAAGCGGCCAAAGAAGAAAAAGCCAAGAAAGCGGCGGCGAAAAAAACAGCTGATGCAAAGAAGAAAGCTAAGAATCAGGCCGCGCGTAAAACAGCCGCAGCCAAAAGACCGGTTGCACCTAAAAACCCTCGAACAGGCCGCAGCAGCGGATCTGTCGATTCTAAAACAAATATGGATTTTGATGCATCGCCACGGAACACGAACCGCAACCCGCGCGAACGTGCTCTGAGTATGCAACGCGATAAAACGGGCGGCGTAAAGACCAAGGCCGGTACGTACAACACGTTCAAGAAGAAGTCTGCTGCAGCGGGCAGTTTTAGATCTGCATTCGCTACGGCCCGTAAAGCTGGCAAGAAGACGTTCACTTGGAACGGCAAGCGTTACACGACGGAGACAAAGTAATGACTTACGGCATTCCAAAGAAAAAGAAGAAGAAGAAGGCACCGAGCAACAAGGCGAAGCCACGTAGACCAATGCGAGGAGGTTACTAACCATGAAGGTTATTTCGAGTGAAGACATACGAGTTGCGTTAACGAGTGGCGCAGTCGTGTTGTTTGCGGCTGGTGTAGAGCGCGAGGTGGCCGACGAGGTCGGCCTTATTGCTTTGCAGATGGGCGCGAAAGAATCCAAAGGCTCTAAAGCATCAGTTGCTGAAGAGCCAGCTGCAGTAGAAGCGGAAGCGGAAGCGGAAGAAGAAGTCGCTACTGCTGACGACTTGGTCGCAATCATGGAGCAACTAATTGCAGACGGCGACCCGAAGAGCTTCAAAGCAGATGGTAGTCCGAAAGTGAATGTTGTTAACAAGGCCGCTGGCCGAACAGTTTCTACTTCGGAACGCGAAGCTGCTTGGCAAGAGGCGCTGAACTCCTAGAGGCGCGTTATGGCAGTAACTGTTCAAAGCGTTGTTGATCGCGTCCAAGCGATCCTGCAGGACACCACGGGTATCCGTTGGCCCGTAGTCGGTGAGCTAGTGTTGTTCGTGAACGACGCCCAGCGCGAAGTTGCATTACTCAAGCCCGATGCTACTGCAGTCAATGAGACAGTTACGCTTGCTACTGGCACAAAGCAGGACATACCTGCGGCGGGTAATCGTCTGTTGCGGGTAGTACGTAATATGTCTGCTGCTTCAGGCGGCACCGGTAAGCGCTCGGTGCGGTTGGTCTCCAGAGACATTCTGGATTCTCAGACCCCCAGTTGGCATGACCCGTCAGTAAGCGGCGGTGCGGCTCATACTAATGTCGTTAAGCACTATGTCTACGATGATCAGAATCCGCGCAACTACTACGTATACCCCGGAGTTGCAGGGAGCGCGTATCTAGAGATCGTTTATTCCACAAACCCTTCAACGGTGACGTTGTCAGATAACTTGTCCATACCGGACATATTCGCCAACGCGATAGCGGACTACGTGCTGTTCCGTGCGTATACCAAGGACGCGGAATATGCCGGTAATAATCAGCGCGCTAGCACGCATTACACGTTGTTCATTAACTCTGTCACGGGCAAAGCCCAGATAGATGCAATCACGAATCCGAATAGCGATATTCAGCGGAACGTAACGCTGCCTTCGCAAGCGCAGGGGTAGGGCATGGCGTCTTATGAGTCATTACTGCCAGAAATCATACCGATGGTATCAAGCTGCCCTGATACGCTGATTGAAAACAGCATCCGGTCAGCGACCATTGAGTTGTGTGAAAAGGCAAAGGTCTATCAAGTCGAACTAGACCCGATCACGGCGATAGCAAACTTATTCGAGTACGACTTAGAGCCGCCCTCAAGCACGGTAGTGCATGAGATTTTGTGGGCGACTTATGACGGCAAAGACCTAGAACCCATCACGTCAGCGTTATTGGAACAGCGGCTCCCACAGTGGCGGCAAGCTGGTAATCAAAGCACCCCCGAGTACTTCGTAAAACAGTCTCAGGGCGTGTTTTACCTAGCCCCAGTACCAAACGAAACCAAGGCATCAGCGGTGCTTATACGGGCGATTTTGAAGCCCACACATACATCTACGTCGTGCAGTAACGACGTCATGGATGACTACCGAGATACGATTATCAACGGCGCTTTGCTCCGTCTGTTGCGGCTCCCTGGGCGGGAGTGGACAGACTATGCCGGGGCGGGAGTTTATTCCGCACTGTTCAACGAAGGACTTGTCGAAGCAGAGAAGCGAGGCAGACAAACAGAAACCAGAGTAACTAGGAAGGTTGCCTATGGCGGACTCGGAAAAAATTATCGACTTACCAGAACGAAGTACTCGCGAGGATGAACCAGTTATTGGTGATATTCGTCAAGACTGGGATCGCGTTCGTGTTGGTGTCGAGGCAATTATACAGGCTCATCCGAAGCTGTCTTTCCGACCTGAGGATGTTTATGCCGAAGTGGTTGCCGGACATGCGATCTATTGGAAAGCGCCTGAAGGATTTGTGGTTACGAGCATTGAGGTGGATGGATTCACATCCGAGAAGACCTTCTATATCTGGCTGGCGTGGTCAGAACGTAGAGGGCAGAAGAATGTCCTCAAATATCAGGACTTTTTTAAGCGCATTGCGCACGAGGTTGGAGCAGTTGCGTTAGAGGTGAGAACTACGGTGCCTGATATGAAGGCATTGCTGACCACGACGGGCTGGCACATAGAAGACGTTGTTTATCGGTATAGGTTAGAAGATGGGTAGCAAACCTAAAAAGCAAGAGTACCAAGCGACTGCGGCAGAGAAAGCGTCTGCATCGGTAGCTAAAGCAAACTACGATTTTTTTAAGCAGAACTACGCACCGCTGCTGCGTGAAATGCGCGATCAGTCTCAGTCCGACGATAATCGACGGGCGCTTCGTGGTCGGGCAAATGCAGACACCATGCAAGCGCTGACTTCCCAGCCTACGTTTCGACAGACGCAGAATGTATCTGGTGCCGGTGAGTTATCTCAGGCGCTCGGTGGGCAGCTTGGTGTTGCCGATGCGTCGGCTAAAAACATTCAAAACAAAGCCAGCAGTAACGTGCTGGGTAT